TCCGGTAAAGAAACGCCGTTGTATCTGTTGTTACATTTTTCTGACATGTGGGCAAGCAGAATTGTGGAGGAGAAGTCATGAGTTTAAAAGAGAAACTGTTGTTTATACAGGTAAATTTGAAAGCTCCTAAAAATTTATACAACTCTTTTGGCAATTACAATTATCGTAATGCAGAAGGAATTTTAAATGCTGTCAAACCTTATCTCGACGATAATAAAGTATCTCTTACTTTATCAGATTGTATGGAGTGTATTGGAGATCGAATTTACGTAAAGGCAACAGCAACATTGCATGACTGTGAAAGTGAAGAATCCATAAGTGTTACTGCTTACGCAAGAGAGGCTGGATTTAAAAAAGGTATGGATGATTCACAAATTACCGGGACAGCATCCAGTTATGCACGCAAATATTCCTTAAATGGTCTTTTCCTTTTGGATGATGAAAAGGATGCAGATTCAGATGAATATAAAAAACAGGTGGAAAGACAGACAGAGGAGCAGGCTTTCAATGAAAGAGTAGAAAAAGAAGGACATGAATTGGCATCACAGGCACAGAAAAATTGTATTTTCGCAATCTGCAAAAAACATGGTGTTGATGTCAAAGAGCTGTATTCATCAAATAATCTCGATGAAAAGAAATTAACAAAAAATGATGCAACGAATGTAATTAGGAGTCTGAAAAAGAAATATGGTGATGATTAATGCATGCACTTGTAAAGATTAACCAATACCGAGAGCGGAATGACGGAACAGACTTGGTTGTATCTGTTCCAGATCTGAAGCTTGGGGACATGTTCCAAAGAAAGAAAATTAGAAATGCTGAGATTCGGTTTGATGATGGCAGACACATATCGGCAGAGCAGAGAAAAAAAGCATATGCAACTATCAGAGACATTTCAGATTGGACAGGATATCTTCCGGAAGAAATGAAAGAGATATTGAAGTATCAGCATATGATGCGTACCGGTGATGCGTATTTCAGTCTTTCCAACTGTTCTATGGACACAGCGAGGGAATTTATCAACACGATACTGGAATTTGCCCTAGAGAACGGAATACCGCTTTCTGACAATGCAATAGAACGTACAGATGACATAGGAAGATATCTTTACTACTGCCTGTTACACAAAAAATGTGCAATCTGCGGAAAAGATGGAGAGATTCATCATGAGGATGCAATCGGAATGGGTAATGACAGGACAAAAGTAGATGATTCCAGTTATAAAAAAATCTGTTTGTGCAGAGAACACCACACACTGGCACACAGCCTTGGAGTGATCCGGTTCAGAGAGATGTATAAGGTCTATGGAATTGTTGTAAAGGATTTATAGGGTTGAAACACCTTGCCAAATGGCAGAAAGAAACCTATTCATGCAGAAAATAATATATCACGAATTATTGGAAGCTGGTTATTATCTCCGGGGTTAGTCCCGGAGAGGAAAGGGGATAAATGAAAACAATAAATGACATTCCCTGCGGACATTTTAAACCATTACCGAGACTTTATAATCCATTTGAAGATAGAAAGCTGAGAAAGCAGATAGAGACAGCAAATACAAAGGATGACTGCATTATCAATGTTGGAAATGGATATTACAGACCAGTTCCGGGAGATCCAGTAGATGAAAAAGAACTGGATGAATATCTTTCAAAAGAGCTGCACCGTGCAAGAGCGATACTGAAAAAACGTTTAAATATGAAAATGACATTTGAAAGGTGGCGAAAAGTTGGAGTACCTACTGATAATACCGGGACGACTGGATAACTTGAATGATTTTATCCGTGCTGATAAGGCAAGCAGATATAAAGGCGGAGAGATGAAAAAGCAGAATGAAGCTATTGTTTCTGTGTGCATCAGAAAGTGCCTGAGAGACGTAAATATCAATAAAAAAGTATTTATGGAATATCTGTGGGTGGAAAAGAATAAAAGGCGTGATTTGGACAATATATCGTCATTCGGCAGAAAAGTGATCCAGGATGCATTAGTTAACTGCCATGTATTAAAAAATGATGGCTGGGAGCAGATCTGTGGATTCTCTGATGAATTTCGTATAGATGCTGAAAATCCACGGATTGAAGTTCGGATTCGGGAGGTGGAAACTTGAACTATTTAGCTGAGATAAAAGCATTTTACGACAGGCTCGAACTAAACCCGCAGCCCAACACTGCAATCGCCTTATGGCATGCGTTAATGTCCATAGCGAATAAAGCAGGGTGGCCAGATACGTTTACGGTAGCTTCGTCAGTCCTTGGACTTCGGTCTGGATTAAATGCATCAGCGTTAAAGAGAGCGAGAAACAAGCTTGCTACAGATGGGTTCATCGAATGGAAATCGCGCGGTGGGAATCTTGCAGCACAATATAAAATAAATAGTCTTGTGGTTCAAAATTACAGTAAAAATGCACCACAGTTTGAACCACAAAGTGAACTGCAAATTGCACCACAGTTTGAACCACAAAGTGAACCTATTAATAAACAAAGACATAAACATAAACAAAATACACCCCCTATATCCCCCTTGGAAAAATTTAGAGTGTTTGCCGCAGTCTATCCGAAACGGTGTACTGGTTGTCTTGTTGAAACAGAATACTGCAATGCAGTACTGGCTGGTGTACCGGAAGATGATCTGGTATTGGCCGCACAGAATTATGCAGATATATGCAGACGGGAGAAAACAGCAGAGCGGTATATTAAAAAGCCGGAGAACTTTTTACGAGAGAACTTGTTTATGCAGTACCTGAAAGGAGAGAACGATGGATCAGTTGGAAGAGATACTGGAACGCATGAAAAATCACTCAACGAACTTATGCAGGAATGCGGAGACACCGGGATTCTGATGTGTGTCCAATTTGCGAAGGTCGGGAGTGGATCTTGAAAATAAAAGACGGAGTTGAAATAGCAGTACCGTGTAAATGCCGTGAGAAAGCGGTCATGTCAAGGCGGTTGCGATTCGCAGATATACCGGAGGCATTCCGTGGGATGGATCTGAGATCGTTTCGAATGGATGTGTACAGGAAGCAGGAAAGTAAAAAGATGGTGTCAGATGCCTGCAAAATAGTAAAAACCTATCTGGATGATTTCGAGAGCCAGAAGGAAAGAGGCATGGGACTGTATATCTGGTCGAGGACAAAGGGAAGCGGTAAGACGAGGATTGCTGCCGGGATTGCTAATGAACTGATGAAAAGATACACAGTCAAATTTGCAGTATCACTGACCATCCTGCAGGAAATTAAGAATACATGGCGCAGGGATGCAGCAGGCAGTGAAAGCCAGCTTTTAGATGCGCTTTCCACAACGGATATTTTGATCATTGATGATTTTGGTGTGGAAGCACCGGCGTCATGGATCAACGACAAAATGTATCAGATCATCAATGAGCGGTACATAAACCAGAAGGTAACGATTTTCACGAGTAATGATCCGCTGGACAAACTATCCTACGATGACCGGATCACGAACCGGATCAAGGAGCGGACATATCAGATTGCATTTCCAGAAGAGTCAGTCCGGGATCATATCGCAGAGCGGATGCAGGAGGAAATCATTGAAAAGATGATTGCGGGTGGAAATATAAAATAAAAAATACAAGGAAGGTGAACAAATGCATAACGTACAGCAGAGACAGAGGCTAATTCCGTCGAGTGTTTATAAGCAGGAATTAGCAAAATGTCAGTTAGGAGATAATATCGCGAATCACATGGGATATATTTTTACAGCCATTTTGTATGACAAGTTTGATATGACGTTTAAGCAGATCACGAATTTTTATAGCAAAACCGTTGAACGTCGGAAATCTTGGCAGGACGATGATGACGAAGCGGTAACGAGCGAGAGCATGATGGAGTATTGCCGTAAAAAGAAAATTGATGTGGTCAAGTGGGTAAAATCAATCCCAATGTCAAAAAAATTGTATATGGCAGATATAAAAAATGGACGGGCAGTGCTTGGCGCAGATCGGAATATCGAAAGCGCACTGGCAGCTACAATGTATCTGACAATTCCGACATTAAAAGATTCTTACCGTTTCTCAAATGCCAAAATTGAGGAATTTATGAATTGGGTTGCCTATTACATTGATTCCTATTGGCGCAAGCAGCCAAAGAGTAAGGAACACTATCTGACGGATGAGATTATTCGGAATCAGTTTATTGAGGATGAAAATTGGGATATTGTAACAGGAAAAGCGGCGAAATAAGGATTATTAACATGGGAGAAATGACAAAGACAAGCGTAAAATACTGCCGGAAATGTAAATATTCATACAATCACAGCCAGACACAGAGATTACGTGTGGATATTATTCAAAGACCAGATTAAGGCGTGGATGCCCGATTGGGATGTGCGACAAGTTTGAGAAGAAAGGCAGAAAGAGAAAGGTGAAGTTGAAATGACGGATGAAACCAAGCAGGAGATAGGAGCGGCATTGATGTTGTTAAAAAATACACTGATAAGAAACGGTGTAAGCATAGCACTTGCAGGAAGTGACGATACCGGAAAAGACGATGGATGCATTTGTTTTTTGATACCGCAGAGTATTGTCGCACCGGGAAATTTAAAGGGATATCTGTTAAAACAATGGATTTAGTGAGGTAGAAATATGATGGAGTGTATGAAGAGCATGGCGAAGAAGTCACAGGACGAGCCGGTAGAAATGGAAAATGAGCGTATGAAAGTTTCTCACTTAGATATTATCGTAACAATGATAGACAAAAAGCCATATTACGAAATCAAGTACAAGGAAATCGGATCGAATCATTATAGCGTTGGCTACAGCTCATACAAGCTGGAAAATGTTTTATCTTGGAGAGACG